AAGAAACAGTATACAGGTCAGTTAGAATTACAAGAAGGTAATATCAAACGTAAGGTAGACATGAAAGGCATGTCTATTAAGAAAGCAAACGTTAATAATAGAACTAGAAAAGTATTTACTGATATGATTGAAAAGAAAATACTTAATGCATCTACTATTAACATTGCAGAAATCTTAGGTATCTTTAAAGGATTTGAAGATGAGATTAGAAATTCTTTAAAGGCTGGAGAAATTACTTTCTTAACCCCTGGTAAATGTAACGATTTTGATTCTTACAAGAATGTCTATCAGGTAGCTAGTGCTAGAGGTTCTATAATCTGGAATAAGTTATATCCTAACAATACAATTCAAACTCCAGCAAAGGTAAATCTGTTAAAGTTAAAGATTAATGATATTACTGATCTAGAATCAATCTATAATACTGAATTCTTTGAAACCATTCAGAAAGAAGTATTTGAAGATGAGAATCTAGCACACTATGGTATGACTGCAATTTGTATGCCTAAATCAGTAACTAAAATTCCAGAAGAATTAATTCCATTTATCAACTATGAGGATATTATAGACGATAATATTCGAGTTGGAAATATTCTATTGGAGAGTTTGGGAATAAAATTAATGCAGTATAACAATAAAGAATATTATAGTACTTTTATCAACTTTTAAAATGTTAAAACAGTTTCTAAACATATATAATAACTTTAGAAACTGTTTTAATATTCCCCTTATAAACAGTTAAAATATAAAAATTTAAGGAGGTCATTTAACAATGGCAGTAACTAAGAATGGTGGAAACACTGACAGAGAGAAAATCAATTATACTTGGGGTAATAGTGGACCTAACTATTGGCAGAGAGAGAATAAGACTGCACTTTTAGCATCATTAAGAAAATCAGATAAAAATAATTATGAACTCATTCTTAAGATTCAGACACTTGATGAAAATGGAAAGTTTGTAAAGAATGAAGATGGAACTTATGATAATGGTTACTTTAATCTTTCAGCACTGGAAGTAGCAAGAGTAAGTTATCAGTTAGAGCAGATGTTCCCGACCAGTGATATGGATAGTGGAATTATTGGCGGTATTATTGTTAACCATATTTCAGCACAGACTAACAATGGTTCTCAGTTTGAAATTGTAGCTGAAGAGGATGGAGTTTATGTTTACATCTCTTATGTACAGAACGCACAGATAACTGCAGAGTATAGACATTTGTTAAGTAATGATCAGACTATTAGATTCTACAATGAAAATGGTGAAGAATCTGAAGATGTTATTAACATGGATATTATTTCATTTAAGCAGCTCTTTAGTAGTGCTTATGCTTTAGTATCTGGTCTTGTGGATTCTGCATTTGAAATCAATGGTATTTTTGGAAATAAAAGTGAATCTAAGACTGGTGGAAGAGTTGCTGGTGGACTTAACCGTAAAGTAAGAAGTACATTAGGTTCTAAGAGAGCAGAGAATATTTCAGAAGATGATGAAGAAGAAACTTCAGCACCTGTAACAAAGTCCACTAGAAAACCGTCATCTAATATTGTTAAGTCTTCTAATATGAAGGCATTACTTGAAGATGACGATGAGGAGGATGACTAGATGGTTATTTAGAAGAATTACCTTTCTAGACAATTAATCATAACTAACTAAGATAAAGGACTATTTGTTAAATACAGATAGTCCTTTATTTTTTGAATACTAATGAAAGAGGTGAAGAAAATTATGCAGATTAATGGCAGAGAAATTAAACCTTATAAAATAACACGAACTGCTGAAGAAATAGCAAACATTACAGGTACAGAACCTAAAACTGTAATTGTAGATTTTGATGATACATTAGTATTATCCACACCGAGGCAAATTCAACTTATATTAGAATCTAAGAATCTACCAGAATATTGTAAGTATTTAAACTTAAGAGAAATGTCTGATAGGTTTATTCTTGATAGAAATGAATACTATACTTGGAAGTGGTTAAAACGTAAAGACGTTGATGAAGTCCCACAACATATTATAGAAGAAGTTACTAATTTCTTCAACGTTCCAAATTTTTATGATGGTGTAAAGCCAACTAAATACGCTCAATCACTAAAACATTATATCAATCAGAAATATTGTAAAAAGATATATGTTGTATCACACTGTTTATCTGATGCATCTATTGATGCTAAAGTAAATTGGTTGGCTGATTTTTTCAAAGATTCACCTGATGCAGATAAGATAGAATTTATTCCAACTAAAGATACTAATAAATCAGTACCTATAATAGATATGGGTATTGAATGGGATGTCTTTGCAGATGATAGACTTGAGTGTATCTATGATATGGTACTTTATGGTCAAGGATTTGGTAATGAAATACTTATTCCTAGATGTGGATATAACAAACCAGATGAAAGATTTACTAATTTAGTAGAAAAATTTAATCTTCAAACATTCTATATGGATGTACTTTAATCTCCTCTTTAAAAAGATGATAGTTTCAAATAACTATCATCTTTTTTTGTCAATTTTTATATACTGAAACAAACCATTATAGAAAAAATAATGAAAAGGAGGATGTTTTCTTTGAGAATAGATATTTGTAATTTAGAAAAATTTATAAAAGTAAATAATCTAGAAGAAGTTACTAATTCTATTAGATTCGATCAAGGATGGTATCCAACTGAAGATGGATTACTTTCATATAAAATATTTGGACAAGCTGGTTCTTATGATAGACGGACTATTTTTGGTTATATAGATCTTAAAGGTCACTTTTTACATCCATTATTTTATCAGAGACTTACTAAGATGAACAGAAACTTTTCTAGAGTTATTGATGGTTCTGGATATTTCTCTATTAATGAAAAAGGTGAATTAGTAGCTGATAATGAGAATGGTAATACTGGCATTGCTTGGTTATATGATAATTTTAAAAAGTTGAAGTTTAAAAAATCTGGTTCTGGTGAAAGAGATAGAACAATAGATTTGCTTAATAAAATGGATACTGATGAGATATTTGTAAGTAAATGGTTAGTAATTCCAGCTTATTATCGTGATTCCAATATACAAAAATTAAATCATGGTAAAGTATCTGAAGATGATATCAATAAAATGTATGCTAAACTAATTGAATTGGCTGGTTCAAATAGTGAATTTGACTTTATGGGTTATATGACAGAAAGTCGTTTACAAAAACAGCTTGTAGAGATCTATGATTATCTTACAAGTTATATTAAAGGTAAAACTGGCCTACTAAAGAATAATCTACTTGGAAAAACGGTGGACTATAGTACCAGAGGAGTTATATCTGCAGGTAGAGTTAACAGTAATAAACCTGCAGACCAGTTAGTAAAGTTTACATATACTGGTATTCCATTATCACATTTATGTAACCTCTTTTATCCATATTTCCAATATGAAATAGACAATTTTGCAAGAGAAACTTTTGCATCAGTTCAAGATATGAGAGCATCTGATGGTAAACGTTATACTTTAGTAAATCCTATGTCAAAATTTACTACTGAGAAAATAAAACAAATGTTAAATCTTTACATTAAATCTCCAGATAACAGATTGGATCCTATTCTAGTTCCTATTAAAACTGAAACTGGTGAAATTAAAGAAATACCTTTAAATCTTTTCCAAGATGAATTAAAACGAAGATTTACTTTATTAGATTTAATCTATATAGTTGCAGTTAGAGTATGTAAAGATAAACATGTTTATGTAACTCGATTTCCGATTGAAAACTATCAGTCATTATATCCTAGTCGAATTAAGATTATGACTACTTACAAGACTCAAAAAATAGAAATTGCAAATAGGTATTATGATGAATATCCAGTTATCACTAAGGAAGAAAATAGTCCTGTTATAGATGAAAATATCAACTATATTGATACTATTATCCCTCATAATACGATGTTGGAAGCCCTTGGTGCTGACTTCGACGGTAGAAGATTTTCTTAACATTTTAGGGGCACATTTTGAAACATATTATTAATGATCAAAATATGCTATGTTAAGGAGAAATAAAAATGGGTAAAAAATTAACTTTTGAAGAATTTATGAATAGAATAAATCAAAGAGATGATGTGGAATATATTTCTGGATTTGTTAATACACATACAAAGGTAAATCTTAAATGTAAAATTTGTGGAAATGACGATTGGAAAACTACTCCACATGACTTATTTAGACCTAGATATTGTCCAGATTGTGGAAATAAAAAACGTGGACAATGTTTAAGAGAATATCATCAAGTAGAAAATTATTTAGAGTCTCTTCTACAAAATACTGATGATCCATCTGAATATAGTTGGTTGGAAGAATATTCTGGAAATAATAAGGATTTACATTGGATTAGACATAACAAATGTGGACATAAATACCAAGTACGTCCTAATGATTTTCAACAAGGATATAGATGTCCAGAATGTTCAAGACAAGAGAGTGAAATTTGTAGAAAAATAACTACTATATTAGATAAGAATAATATAGATTTTGAAAAAGAAGTAAAATTTGATGATTTTAGAAATAACACAAATTTTTATAAATTTGACTTTAAAATTGGTTCTCTTTTGATAGAAATAGATGGTGAACAACATTTTAGAAAAACTAGTAGATGGTTTAAAAATGGAATTACGAGAGAAAGAGACTTTATTAAAAACGAGTTTGTTAAAGAAAGTAATTATCGCCTATTGCGAATTCCTTATATAAACAAGAAAGACATTCCTAAGATTTTAGAACTTTTCGATATAATGATAAAGAATGATTTTAAAAATATTGGAATATTGGCAAAAGAGAATGATTTACTATACATTTATAATACAAAGCAAAAAACTAAAGCTGTTTTAAATGAAAGTAAATATTACAGACTTAATGATGAAAGATTTTAAACCGATATTGCCGTCATTAAACCTTCTTAATTGCAGGAAAACTTAAAAGCTTATAATTACTAAATCAGAGCAGCAATGTATCTGGTGGCAACGGGTAACTCCAAAGGTATAGTAAAAAGATTATAAGTATGAGTCAATCGATGCAGCGAAGTATCCTACAGTGATAGGATATGAGTTCAACGACTATCGAAACCTAATTTACTAGTATATTCTAGTTAAAAATAAGGTAAGTTGAAATACTTACACGAAGGGAGTAGAGTAGAATGTCCCTAAACATTCGAAACAGAAGGGTATTACAGAATTGTAATATAAAATATAGTCTAAAATGGATACGGTTTCATTAAGATCTGTATATTCACAGGAAGCTAATGCTGAATGTGAAAAGATAATCAATTCATCTAAATATTTATTAGATGTTACAGGTAAAACAACTCGTGTTTTAAGAAATGAAGGAATACAGACTCTTTATACTTTAACTAGAGATGAGTAATTGCATTATCAAGCTTTATATCTATATATTTTAAAGATGTTACTAAGAGTTATGACCTAAATGTGTAAACTAGTTTTGAAACTCGGCAGAATGAAGTTTACTATTATAAGGAGATTTTGCATTATGTTTATTTATTCCTTATATGTAAAACGGAATATACTTAAGAAAGATTCTACTAGAGAAAATAAAAACGTTATAGTTTTCGCAACTAAACCCAACCCCAGCAAATATAAATTAACATATAAGAGAAGAGGGATTACCCTCTTCTCTTATTCTTTATACACAAAAGTATAGAGTTTAACAAATTAATAGAATTTTTTTATAAAGTTTTATAAAAAAGGAGTTGATATAAAAATGGCTAACGAAAAAAAGCAAGACGCTTTATATTCTAAAGATATTTTTGATAAAGAAATGCAAATGATAGATGATGAATTAGCAGACTTAGATAGTTTATATACTGAATTAAAAGGACATTTTGATAAAGTTAAAAATTCACAAACAAAAGGTAGTCTAACCTTCGTTAAAGATCAGACTAGTAACTTAATTTCTATAAAAACTGCTAAATTAAGTTATATCAAGCAGAAAGCTGATATGAAGAAAAATATTACTGACTTTGCATTTAAAGATAAGCAAATTTCTAAAGAGGGTGAAGGTATAGATACTTTTACTAACGAACTTTACAAGAAAATTGCTAATGAGATTAAATATATTCCAGATAAAGTACATGATAATGTCGTTAATACTTTAGATGATAATGATGTAGAACAAATGCTAGATGAAGAATTAGATACTTTAGATATTGGAAGTATAGTTGAAAGTACAACCAGTGTTGAGGAAGTTGTAGTAGACTATAGTAACGAAACTGAAGAAGAAATTACTGATGTTGAAGAAGAGAATATTCTTAACAATCTAGAAGAAGAGCTTGAAGAAACCGATAATACAATTGATGCTGTAGATTTAGATACTCTTACTTTTTATAAGGTAGATAAAGATACGTTTGAAGTAGTAGACGAATTAGGATATATTGAAGAAATTGTAGATAATACTGAGATTGATGGTGAAACTTACGCTATAGGAGAAAGTGGAACTGTTTACCTTACAATTATCTTTGATGACGAAGATGATGAATAAAAATATAGGATTAAGACTTTAATCAGTCTTAATCCTATTTCTATATCATTCTATGTCTTCTTAATATTGCTATAACTCTTTCTATGTGATTTTCATTGTATGCAATTCTATAAAGTTTTATGTTATTATCCCTACAATATTGATCTTTTATAGTGTCATTTTGTTTTGTACGACTATAATTTTCCATTTTCTGTTCCTCATTTAAACCAAATGAGGGTTTATAGTGTTGTATTCCATCATATTCTATCAAAAAGAAACGATTATTTGTATAGATACAAAAATCAAATGGTAAACATTTAACATTTTTGCAATCAGCAAAAGTCTTTTCAGTGTCATATCGAATGTTATATGTATCTAAAACTTCTATAATATCCTTAACTGGACCAGAAATTTTTGGATTAACTCCTTTGGCAATTTCTCTTACTACATCGTCTGAAATTGAAAGACCATCACATATGATAGATGCTAACCTTGCAGCACTACTTACAAATTTTGATAGTTTATCTATAAAAGCCATAATTCTTTATATTCCTTTCACTTATAAATTTAAAAAATTGTTAAATGATACTTTTTCCATAAAAAACAATGGAAAAAGTGTATTTTTTAAATTTTTAAACATATATTCTAATTATAGTGAGACATACAATTACTATTTACAAATGATAAAGGAGTTGTTTTTAATGCAAGAAAAATTTACTTATGTCTATGAAGGTGCAGTATATCATTTTGAACATTGTATTTCATCAAAATGGAAAGCTTACACATCAGCAGTCTCTGATAAACAAGCATTAGCAATACTTACTTTTAAAGCTAAAGATAGGTTTGGTTTTGCAAAGACTGCTAAATTAAATTTGGATTCAAGATATTTACAGAAAATAGTTAAAGGTTAAAGGAAGTGATGTAATAATGCAATTTTATCTATCAGAAAATGAAATTAAAAGTAATCTTTTTGAAAAGATATTAAATGAGTCATTCTATAAAGACAAAATAAACAAAGATGTCATAAAGGAATTATGTAAAGTCAAAACAAAACGTGAAGATGAGGATGAATGGACTTTTACGACTTTGTTTAGTAGCGCTTATGAAGCAGCAAGTCATAGTTATGTTTACTATAACATGTATGGAAAGCTTAGAAGTATAAGTTATAGTGAGCTTATTGAAAATCTTCCTATTATAGATTTTAGACTTTTAGCAAGTAATCTTGATAAAAGATCAATTAATAAAAATTTTATAGAGATTTTTAAAATTAATAAAAGTTATTCAAGTGAGCTATCTGAATTATTGAGATTTGGAGAGCATGATGATTTAATATGTGATTATGCTGAAGACTTAGATTGGGAATGTATACTTTTCCATAATTCTCCATTAAGTTGTGAGAACATCAAAAAATATTTTGAATTTATCTACAAAAATCCTCTATTCTTAGAAGATTCAAGATATACGTTTGATGATGATTGTCTTAAGTTTATGGTAAATGCAT